AAACGTAGTAGTTCCTGTGACTGTTAAATTACCTCCGACATCAACATTACCTGTAGTAGTTACAGAAGTAAATGCACCAGTAGAAGCTGAGTTAGCTCCGATAGTTGCACCATCAACTGTACCACCATTAATATCTGCAGTATCAGCTACTAAGGCATCTGTAGTTACAGTGCCATCAAAAAAGGCATCTTTAAATTCTAGTGAACTTGTTCCTAAATCTATATCATTGTCTGTAACAGGAACAATAGCTCCATCTTGTATTCTAATTTGTTCTACTGCAGCAGAAGATACTTCGACATAAAATCCCCATCTATTATTTGTACTATCAACAACTATTTTGTTTAAAAAATCTAAGTCACCAATAGTATGAATATTACCACCTTGCCCAGCAGTGCCATCATGTCTGTGTCCAGTATTAGTAGCACTTGTAGATGAATATGCAAATGCATTTACTAACTGATTGTATTCATCATTAAATAATGCTGCGGTGATAGTATCACCATCAATAAAAGAACTTTGTCTTGTATATGTTTGTGCCATTTATTATCTCCTACCTGAAGGTATAAAATCTACATAAAAACCATTTATGGTATATGGTGCTTTACTGTCTTCACTTAAAAAAGTAAAATTGTTACTTGTTCCACTACCTTGTAAAGGAACTCTAATTAGTGGATTATCGCCCCCACCAAATACGTTTGTATTAAAAACTGCGTCTCCAAATTTTGAAGGTGGATTTATTATTCCGATATCAAATAAACTTCCCGGCTGTGGAACTTCTGTATTTCCATAATCAAATCTAACTTGAACATCCGGTTCAACAATACCTTCTGAACTTGCTGAAACTCTTATATAGTGTAAAGTTTTTAATGTACCTAAATCTCCATAATCATAATTAGGTGTTTCAAATCTTGCTAAAATATTAGTACCATCAAAACTATTTCCTATGTCATGTTGATAAACAAAACCATTTGTATCGCCATGATAGTATTGTTCAACATTATTGTTATCAAAACCTGAACCAATACCTGTAACTTCTAAGCCTCTTGTTTCAGACCATTGAAAACCATCGGGTCTTAACGTGCCTATAATTCCTCGTTGTGCTGAATTAGATGCTCCAGTATCAGTGTAAAATAATCGGTATTGTGATTTTTCTCTAAGTACAACACTTGAAATAACAAAACTATTTACTGATTCAGCCAGAGAAGTTACAATTGGTTGAATAGCTTGACTAATAGTTCCTAACTCAACATCACCAATTCTTGCTGTACCTGCTATGGTTCTTAATCCATCTGGTGCTAAAAATATTAAGTCACCGGCAATCTCTTGAATACTATAGCCACTTAAACAACCTACGTTTTTAGTAACAGGTACAATTGCAATATTACTTGAATCATTTATATTTATTAATTTAAATATACTATTTGTACAAAATATAAATAACTCATTACGGAAACTTTTAATACCTTCTATCTGGTCTTCTAAAACTATTGAACCTGAACCAGTGCTAGTAAAATCTGTTGGGTCTAAAGTACCGCTATAAAAAATTGTATTTAAATTATCTTCTACTCCAGCAGCTATTAAATGTTTATCGTGAACAGTTACATGTTTTACCCCTTTAGTACCAGTAACTGTTATTTCCCCACCAAAAAATGTTCTAGTGTTTATATTTGCACCTGTACCTTCCATTCTAAAAAAGTAAGGTTTATTTACTCCATCGGCAATAATTAATGTGCCGTAATCAGACGTAGCACTTTCAAATAAAGCAAAGCTACTTTGTCCTTGGCTAGTTCTTGTTAAAACACTACGACCTGTAAAAGCTGTATGATTATCCCCACTACTAGCAACACTGCTTCTGTTTATTTCGGTCCAAGATGTACCAGTTTGACTAAAGTAAATACTTGTACCTGCACAAGCAACAACTCCATCTGCATAAGGTATAGTGCCTAAAATATTAGTTGTACCACCAGTTGGTTGTACTGCACTTGTTGTACCGAATTTTTGATACCCATTAATACGTCTATAGCCTCCCTCAATAGAAACTTCAAAGTTTCGTAAATCCTTGGCAACTCCCGGAGTTTTAAGTAAGTCTATTACATTTGAAGACTTAACTAGACCTCCGTTAACTGCTACGGTATAAGGTTGACTTCGAGCCATATTAACCTATAGTTTTTGTGACAGATGTAGGTGTAACTTTTTCAGCTATGTTAGCATCAAGACCAGCTTTCATTTCAGTAACCTTATCAGCTCCTAAAGCTGTTTCAACCCAACCTTGCACATCACTTGCTGTTAAGTCTGCAAAGGCTGTGAAGCTTGATAAGTCTGAAGTGTCTACTGTCTGAGTACCGTAAACACCTGCAGTCCAGTTATTACCTTCTGAGTCTTTATTAGTGTCATCAGTAGCTGTTAGTCTCCAGTGAACATTGTGCACTACATCGGACTTAGAATCCTTTGTAGGGTAAGTGTCAACGGTACTTACATTCCATTCATATGATATTGCCATTTTTATCCTCCTTTTAGAGTGTTAATTTCAGATTGTAAGGCTTCAATCTGTATTTGTTGTTCTTGAATTGCTTTTACTAATGCAGGAATAAGACCTCCCTGACCAAAAGATTTTGCATCATCTAATTCTTTATGTTTATAATCTCCAACAAATTCTTCGAATCCTGCTTCTTCACATTCTTGTGCTACAAATCCAGAAACATTTTTTGTATCTGAACCTTCGCCTGTTTTCCAATCAAAACGTCTTGGTTTTAATTTAAGAATATCATTTAGTCCTTTATCTAAATCTCTTATATTTTCTTTTAGTCTTTCATCTGAAATAGCTGAAATAGTTGTAGTAGTAGCATTAATCACTCCAGTATAAGTAACATAAAATTTGTAATTACCCCCTGTAGTATCGTAAACATGATAAGTGCTTGAAGCTGTACCAGTTTGTACTTGAAACATATTTATACCAGCAGCCGATAAAACAAACCCTTTTGCAGATAAATTAGAAGCAGTTGTGCCTACCATTACATTACCAGAAGAATCAATTCTCATTTTTTCTGCTGATGTACCGCCATTAGCTCTAGTTAAAAATTTTAATCCACCATAATTAGAGCCCTCAGTAAATCCATCAATTCCTGCGTGTGGAGATATATCTGATGAAGTTGAACCTACTGCAAATCTAAGCATTCCCCCATTACCAGTTCCAGTTGAACTATCACTAATTATTAAGTGACCCCAATTAGCATCATTAGTATTATTTCCTGTTACTGTTAAGACTGTTCCGTATGGTGCACCACTTGACCATCCTGTTTCTGTAATTTGTGTTTTACTAAAAGGACTTGCAGTTCCAATTCCAACATTTTCGGAACTATCAATAGTAATAGCTGTAGCATCAGAACTGTCTGAGATACCTGTGCTTAATAAACCTCTTGATACTTTTGTGATTGCCATATTATCCTTCTAGTGTTTCTATTCTTGATTTTAAATCATTGATAGTTGTTTGTTGAGTTTCTATTAATTCTTGTTGTTCTTGGATAGCTTTCATAAGATAAACAGTCATTCCTGTAGGATTAAAATAGTGCATATCATCTCTTGGATTTATTGGATATGCTTCAGGAAATTTGTCTACTTCGTTTTGTGCAATATAACCTTTTATATTAGTTTTGTTTTCATCATTTTTAAAATTAAATGTTTTTGGCTTAATACTTTTGAAACTAGCTAATACGCTTTCATTCCAATCTACAATGTTTTCTTTTAATCTTTCATCTGAACCAGAAACATTAAATTCAGTACCAGATGAATTAGTTAAAATGTAACCTTTTACACCTGCAGTTCCTGTAACCATATACAAAGGAAAAAAGTTATTATTACTATCAGATTTGACTGTAATAGCCGCATAACTATTACCAACATTATCTATAAATTGACCATGATTCGCACCAGCATTAACAGTAAATTTAGTAGCACTTGTGCTTCCTGTTTG